TATTAAATATCAGTTATTTTTAAATGACCTATATTATTTCAATTCAGTAAATTTATTGCAATTTGCAATGACAAAAACTTATCTAGAAGATATAGATTTTTTACTTACACCTGAAAAGCAGATAAGATTTAATCAGAGACAAGATAGATTATATTTGGATATTGATTGGGGTTCACAACAAAAAGATGATTTTATTATTATTGATTGTTTTCGTGCTCTTGATCCTGAAGAATTCAAACAAGTTTATAATGATCCATTCGTAAAACGTTATTTCGTTGCGTTAATGAAAAAACAATGGGGTATGAATTTGATTAAATTCAGAGGAACAAAATTACCTGGCGGTATTGAATTAAATGGAAGAGAAATTTATGACGATGGAGTAAGAGAAATAGAGGAAATCAGGTCAAGAATGATGATGGACTACGAAACTCCTCCTCTTGATTTCATAGGGTGATGAATAATGGCATTAAATCCTTATTTTTTAAATGGTTCAAGAGGTGAGCAAAGATTAGTACAGAGTCTAATCAACGAGCATCTGAAAATTTATGGTCAAGAAGTAACTTATATACCGAGAAAATTTGTTAATCAATCCACAATTATTGAAGAAGTAACTTCCTCAAAGTTTGATGATAACTTTGCAGTCGAGATGTATGTTAACACTTATGATGGATATTCAGGTGCTGGTGATGTTTTAACAAAGTTTGGAATGAGTTTAAGAGATGAGGTTGAACTTACTGTCTCAAAAGAAAGATTTGAAGAATTTATTGCACCATTTATGGATGCATCTGACGATATTGACCTATCATCTCGCCCTAGAGAAGGAGATTTAGTATTTTTTCCACTTGGACAAAGACTTTTTGAAATTAAGTTTGTAGAACACGAAGATCCATTTTATCAACTAGGAAGCACATACGTATATAAACTCAAGTGTGAGTTGTTTGAATATGAAGATGAGGTTATTGACACTTCTCTCGACATCATCGATACACAGGTTCAAGATGAGGGATATATTGCTACACTTCAACTTGTTGGAGTTGGTAGAACAGCAACAGCAGTTCCAAGTTTAGGATCTGGTTATATTCGTGAAATATTCTTGAATAATGATGGTTCTGGATTTACAGGAACTCCGACTGTTGCAATTAGCACGTCACCTAGTGGTCAATCAGGAGATAATGCCACAGCGGTTGCATTTACTACAACCAGAGCAAACGTAACGTCAATTGAAAAGATACTATTGACAAATGCAGGAGCTAATTACACATCTCCACCATCAATTACAATTTCTGGAGGAGGGGGAACTGGTGCTGCTGCAACTTGTTCAATTAACACTGCATCTAATGGTGTAATTAGATTTACAATTACTGATAACGGTATTGGATTTGGTACTGCTCCAACCGTTACTGTTGCTGCTCCTGCTGCTGGTGTTGCAAGTGATCGTGCGATTGGTATTGCTTCTATTGGTGATGCTGGTAATGGATTTAATCGTGTTAATTCAATATTTGTACAAAATGCTGGTATTGGATATACTTCTGCTCTACCTACTGTTACGATTTCTAATCCTGAGACTATTAGTGGTGTTGGAACATATCAGTTTAATGAAATTGTTCAGGGAATGCGTTCAGGGACACAAGCAAGAGTTAAAAATTGGGATCAAGATACAGGAATATTATCAATCAGTCAGGTTGGAATTGGCACTACAACAACAGGATTCTTTAAAGGTGAAGACATTAAAGGACTTACATCTGGTGCATTGTTTAGTGTTTCTATTTACAATAAGGATGACAGCACCGATAAATACAATGAGGGTGACATCTTTGAGTCAGAAGCAGACCTGCTTATTGACTTTACAGAGTCAAATCCATTTGGGAGTTTTTAAATGACTGTTCCAGCACCAGATAAGATACCATATGATCCTTGGTTTGATTATAATATTCCAGCGGCTATAAATGATACCTTACAATGTTGGATAGCAGATCTCAATACTGCGAAATGGACAACTGAAGTTGATACTAGTTTACACTCTAAAATGTATGAACTAGCAAGAAAGAATGGTTTACTATTAAGTGGATCAGAATCATTAATATAGAAAAATGTTAGGGAATTATTTTTACCATCAAATTATAAGAAAGACAGTTATTGCTTTTGGTACGCTGTTTAATGATATTCATGTACGTCATGATGATGCAGCAGGTAATGTTATTTCAGAGATGAAAGTTCCCATTGCATACGGACCTAGACAAAAATTTTTAGCAAGAATAACTCAACAGGCAGAATTAAATAAAGCAACTCAAATTACATTACCTAGAATGTCTTTTGAAATTAATAATATTTCATATGATGCAACGAGAAAGGCAGGTATAACTCAAACATTTAAAGCAGCTGATACTGATGATGGTGGAAAAATGAAAAAAGTTTTCATGCCAGTTCCATATAATCTAGGATTTGAATTAAATATTTTAGTAAAACAACAGGATGATGGATTACAAATCTTAGAGCAAATATTACCATTCTTTCAACCAGGTTTTACACTTTCAATTGATCTTGTTAAATCAATCGGGGAGAAGAGAGATATTCCCATGATATTAAATAGCATCTCACAACAAGATGATTACGAAGGAGATTTTTCAACAAGAAGAGCACTGATATACACTTTATCATTTACTGCGAAGACTTTTATGTTTGGTCATATTGCAAAAACTCCAGAAGGACTTATTCGCAAGGTTCAATTGGATTACTATTCAGATTCAAATACAAGAACTGCGAAGAGAGTACAAAGATATACTGTTGTACCTAAAGCGAAAAAGGATTATAACGAAGATAATGTTATAGATACTGCAGACGAGCCATTCATCGAACCAGGTGATGACTTCGGTTTCACTGAGACAAGCACATTCTTCGGTGACTCAAAAGATTTTGCTCCAAATAGAGGTGTGGATGTTTAATCATGAAAAACTCATATGACTCATTAAATGATACTTTCAACACTGACCCTGTTGAATCAACTGAAATTGTCAAAGAGCAGAAAAGAAAAGAACAAATTCAGAAACTAACTGATGATGTAAGTAAGGATTATGATTATACAAGAGGTAATTTATATTCACTAATCGAAAAAGGTCAAGAAGCGATTAATGGTATTATGGAAGTTGCAGGAGAGACTGCAAGTCCAAGAGCATATGAAGTTGCTGGACAACTTATAAAATCAGTTGCAGATACCACCGATAAATTAGCAGACTTACATAAAAAAGTAAAAGAGATAGAAGCAGATAATCCAAAAACACAAAACACTGTTACGAATAACGCACTCTTTGTAGGTTCAACAAGTGAACTCTCAAAAATGTTAAAAGACGGAATACTAAATAGTAATAACTCTGAATAGTTATAATGGGAAAGAAGTCCTGCAAAAAAGGATTTTACTACTGCAATACAGACCAAAAGTGCAAACCTATTCCTGAAGGATTTACGGTTCGTGACGATGGTTTTCTTGTGAAGGAAGGGTGGTCTGACAAATACAAAAAGTCAATTGACTGTGACAATCCAAAAGGGTTTAGTCAGAAAGCACATTGTGCAGGTAAAAAGAAAAAAATGACAGAGGAATCAAATCCTCGCATTGCCCGTAAAAAAGGTCAACCTGCTAAATCAAAAAAACATTCCGACTTATATACAGATGAAGATCCTAAAGGAACTATTCATGGACTTGGTTTTAAGAATGTCGCAACAGCGAAAGCGAGTGTGGCAAAAATTAGGAAATCAAGTAGATCACATGCTCATAAAATTCAAGCAGCAATTGCTATGGAGCAAAGAGCAAGAGTGATGGGTAAAACTGCTGAAGCAGCCGTTTATAGAAAGTTTATCAATTCAATGAAGAAGAAAACCAAAGCAATGAATGAAGAAAAGCATGGTGATCACGAATATGAAATGATTCGTCGTCAGACTGATAATATCATGGTTGCTGCGAAAAAACTTAAGAAAAAAGTTGGTAAAGGTGAAGGTGATGCAAAAGCATGGGTTCAGTCTAAAATAACTAAAGCAGCAGATTATCTAGATACTGCAGCAGATTATATGACTGATAAAGAAGCAAGTGAAAGAAGGTTCACTTCATAAATGGTTTAAGGGTTCTAAATCCAAAGATGGTAAAGGTGGATGGGTCAACGTAGTCACAGGTGGAACTTGTGCAAGCGATGAACCAGGTGAGGGTACTCCTAAGTGTGTATCTTCTGCAAAGAGAGCAAGTATGAGTAAGAAAGAGAGATTATCTGCAGCGAGAAGAAAGAAAAAGGCAGATCCAAATCAGCAGCCAAAAAGAGGTGCTGCAAAACCAACATATGTTTCAACTGACAAACCTAAAAAGAAAAAGAAAATGAAAGAAGAATTTATCTCACTACCACTTCAACTTGAAGTTCCACAAAGTGAAGGAGAGTTTAAGTTAGGTATGATGTTCCGTGAAAGTTTGGAACAAGATCGTGGTATGCTCTTTATATTTGAGAATACTGATTATCATTCTTTCCATATGAAGAATACTTTCATACCTCTTGATATTGCGTTTATTAACGAAGAAGGTGTAATTGAAAGTATCAAAGAATTAGATCCAATGAATCCAATCGCTGTATATCCTGATGGTGAGATAAGATATGCAGTTGAAGTAAATCGTGGTTGGTTTGCAGAAAATGGCGTTGAAGTGGGAGACATTCTTTTAGAGGATACAGAAGAAACAGAAATAGATCTTAATGAAGTTAAGGATAAAAAAGGTAAGGGTAGTGGTACAAAAGATGCTTGCTATCATAAAGTAAAATCAAGATATTCAGTTTGGCCATCTGCATATGCATCAGGTGCATTAGTTAAGTGTCGTAAGGTAGGTGCTGCAAACTGGGGTAACAGTCGTAAAGAAGAAGTTGAATATGAAGTAAATGAAGGTGCAAAGAAAATAATAAAAACTGCAATGAAAGCTGGTGAACTCATTAAACAAGGTGTTAGGAAGGCAGGACAAGCTGGTGGTTCTATAAAACCAAAGAAAGGATTTTACAATGTTAAATCTGGACCTAAT